GATCATCTGTCAGGATATGATCGAACACATCTGAAGGATCTGGATAGATGTTCTTGATGATATGAGTGTAAGAACGACTGTGGATCATTTCCATAAATCCCCAGACTTCCATACAAGCTTCTAGTTCAGGTAGTGAACAGTAAGGGATAAAAGCCATCCCAGGACCACGCCCTTGTACACTATCCAGCATGATCTGATACTTAAGATTGCTGGTAAAAATGTGCTTTTGCTCAGGGCGTAATGTCTGATAGTCACTGCGATCTTTTTGTAAGGAGACCTCCTCGGGTCTCCAAAAATAATTTAGTTGTTGTGTTGTAAGTTTATCAAAAATTGGATACTTGTAAGAATCATATCTTTGAATTCCTAGTGGTTTACCGAAGAACATCGGTTGTTTTTTAGTATCAACTTCCTCTGAGTTGAATACTGTCATAGAATCGACCATTGGTCTTTCCTCTTTATTTGTCTTAAATCTTACAAGACTCACACTCTTCCTCCTCTGCGTTTTCTAATTGAGCGACTAGACTTTCAAGACTTTCTTTAGTTTCTTCAACCTCATCAGTCTTGAAGTCGTATGTATTCTGATAGTAACTTGTCTTCCAACCATATTTGTAAGTGGTCAGAAGGTCTTGTGCCATTACGGAGACAGGTACTTCATTGTCTGGATACTGTGTTGGATTATAACTCCAGTTACCAGAAATTGCCTGATCAAAGAACTTTAGCATCACAGAAAAGATGTTGATATAACCCTTGTTAGAAGTCATATCCCAAAGAAGCGTATAGTTGTTCTTCAGAGATTGATACTGTGGAACAATCTGCTTAAGAGGTCCTTTCTTTGATTTTTTAATGGACAGGTATCCTCTAGGTGGTTCGATTCCGTTAGTTGCGTTTGACACAACGGAACTGCTCTCCGAAGGCATCTGTGCGGACAATGTGCTGTTCCGTACTCCGTATTCGAGAACCTGAGATCTAAGACCCTCCCAATCGTAGTGAAGCTCATTCTCGACGATTTCATCTACATCCTGCTTATATGTATCGATAGGAAGAATTCCATTTCCATACTTTGTTCGGCTGCTATACTCACAAGCACCTTTCTCTTTTGCAAGATTTACGGTCGCCTGGATCAGGTAATATTGGAACGCCTCTGTGAGGTCGTGAACCGCCTTCCAAGCGTCTGAATCGTCATAAGAGTATCCTTGCTTGGCGAGATAGTGTGCAAGACCAATATAACCGATTCCAAGAGATCTACGACCCTTTGTAGCAATCTCTGCTGCCTTGACAGGATATCCTTGGAAGTCAATCAACTCATCAAGTGCTCTGACAGACAGGTCGCAGAGAGACTCAAGATCTTCGTTCTTATGGATCTTACCAATGTTGATGGCAGAGAGAATACAAAGAGCAATTTCACCGTCTCCATCGATGTGTTGGAGAGGTCTGGTAGGAAGAGTAATCTCTTGGCACAGGTTGCTCATCTCTACTTTATCCAGGAAAGATGAGTGGGAGTTGCAGTGGTCAATGTTCATAATGTACAAACGACCAGTCTCTGCACGCTCTTTGAGGATATCCAGAATCAGATCTTGTGCCTTGACAGTCTTTCTTGGAACTGACTCATCAGATTCATAACGAACATATAGTTCGTCAAAATCAGGAGTGCCAAAAGCATCGTACAAACCTGGAACATCGTGAGGGCTGAAGAGGGCGATTTCTCTGTTTTGGATGAAGCGCTCGTAGAAGAGTTTGCTGATTTGGATAGAGTAATCCAGTTTCCTGACTCTGTTATCCTCAGTGCCTTTGTTGTTTTTAAGTACAATGATGTCCTCTATTTCTTGGTGCCAGATTGGGAAGTGGACAGTCGCTGAGCCACCTCGAATTCCATTCTGTGTACAGCAGCGGACAGTTGATTCAAACTTTTTAAGAAAAGGAACAACACCTGTGTGTTGAACTTCTCCGCCCCTGATTTTAGCGTTGATCCCACGGATCCTACCTGCGTTGATGCCGATACCCGCCCTTTGTGCAACGTATCTGCCAATAGCCATATCGCTAGTAAAGATACTATCGAGGGAGTCATCAACGTCAACAAGGACGCAGCTAGCATATTGTCTAAGTGGCGTTCTAACTCCTGCCATGATGGGAGTTGGAATGTTGATTTTGTGTCGTGAGATTGCGTCATAGTATTCCTTGACATATTTGAGACGTGTCTCTTTTGGATACTTCGAAAAGATCGTGGCAGCAATCATCAAGTACATAAACTGGGGTGTCTCGTAGAGAGCTCCAGTGCTTCTATCCTGCACGAGGTACTTATCAACGACCTGACGTAGACCTGCATAAGTGAATAGCATGTCACGACTATGATCGATATACGACTCAAGTTTTTCAAATTCGTCATAAGTATAGAGAGATAAAATCTCTGGATCATATACACCACGCCCAATACAACGCTCTACGTGCTTGTAGAGGGTAGGAAACTCATGCATCCTACCGAACAGTTGCTTACGGAGAGCAAACAACAATAAACGGGCAGCAACAAATTGATAGTTAGGATGTTCTAAATCGATCAAGTCAGAAGCAGAACGAATCAAGATTTCTTGAATCTCTGCTGTACTAACACCATCATAGAACTGAATGCCAGACTGCATCTCAACTTGAGAAGCAGAAACACCTGCAAGATCTTTGCAGGCTTCTTCCACCATTACGTGTAGTTTATTTAGATCAAGAGGTTCCGTTTTACCATTTCTCTTAATAACTTTTGTCCCGTTGCTCATACCTTCTTCCAATTGTTGAATTTAACTTTTGCTTCTAAACCGTGATATGTATTTGATTTTAGCACACCCATGACATTATGTCCAGATAGAACCATATCGTTGATGTCCTTTTCTACGATGTTAGTTGGCCAGATAACTACCTTCTCTCCTCTATCGATGAGTTTTGAAATTCGGTTGACGATTTCTCTGTTGCGAGGTTCATTATCAAGAACCCAAATATAATCGCTCCAACCAAGCGACCCAACATCAACATCGGCACCGCACATAGCAACACCGTTTTCCACGAACGTGGAGTCGAAGGGTCCTTCAACGATATAAATCGGTTTTTCTTCATTGATGGTTTCAAGTCCGTATAGTTTCGGAGAATCATCGTCCAACATCACAGTGATATATTTAACAGAGTTGTGAGTTAGACTTCTGCCTTGAAATCCTATCAAATTCTTACTCGTGTCATACATCGGAATGATGATACGTGGTTCATCCCTATATGTGGAGTCGAACGTTTGTTTTTTAGTATTTGTCCACTTCTTGAATGTGTCTGTGAAGTAAAACTTGTCAGGATTTAATTTGCGATTTTCAAGATATTCTCTAGCATCAGGATCTTCAGATGCCTTGGGTAAGTCCAACTTTTTCTTGAAGACAGGTTTCTTGAATGTAAACTCTGGTTCTTCCGTAACAAAATTCCTACCAGTATGACCTTCCTTAAACTTCTCTAGGGTATATTGTTTGTGAAGAGTTATATCAACCTTCTTGATGAAGTTATTGAATGACAAACTAGCACCACAGTTATGGCACTTGAAGTTGGTATTATTCTTCACGACATAAAAATACCCCCGACACTTGTTCTTGTTCTTCTGTGAGTCACCACAGATAGGGCATCGGAAGTTATAGAGGTCAGGTTTGACCTTCTTAAATTTTTGTAGACGCGAAGAGACCAGACTAATATATTTGGAATCAATCAGATCCATTACAAAGGTCTATTACTGTTCTCTAATTATAACCTGCTGTGGTTCTGGCGTCAAGAAAATAGGTGCAATTCTACTACCGGCACCGATCATAAGTGCTCCCACAATTAGAACACCACCAATCTGCCAGCGGAACTTGGAAAATGCTTTGATCTCTACTTGTACTCTATCAATCCTTTCGTGGATGATTGTATTATTTCTTTCCTCTGTCTCCTTCAATTCATCAATCATCTTGATGATGAGAGTATCAGTCTTCATTGACTGCTCAATCCTCTCATCGTGCTTCGTGAGGATTTGAGCAATACGATTATTACCTTCAGATATCTTTTCGACTGCAGATTCTAGTTTTGTAAGCATCTCTCTAGAGAGATCCTCATACATATCAAGTTTAGATTCTAGAACCTCAACCTTGGCATTAGAGAACATTACCCTTTCCCCATCCACCATTTTCTCATTCCTTTCTGGTAGATATACTTTTTCTTTTTTCTTACAGGGGGATCGTCACCTGCTTCTACAGAACCAGCGATACCACCAGCGCCCATAGACATAGTAGGTGCATCCTCTTTGAGGGTTCTTATAATATCAATAACTCTGTTAATATCCATTAGAGTGATTTTAACTCTTCTAAACAGTTATAGTCTGGTTCGATATCATTAACGACTGTCTTTGGGTAATCTGGAACTCTCTTTAAAAATACCAGAAAACTTTTTATAGATGGCCAGAGATCTTCCTCCAAGTTGTAAAACAACAGAGGCACTGTAGCATCATTAAAAACATTGAATAAGATAATCAAATGATTGAGAATTAGATGAACCTTAAGTTCACCCGAATTCTTATATCTCTTCAATAAACGTTTTACGTACCTTATCCGCTTTAAGTCTGACTCAAAGTCATCCCTAGTAACTGATTGTGGGTTATCGTAGAATTTTATAGCGAAGAGTAAATAATTACTCTCATTCAATTCGTCAAATCTCATAAAGCACCCAAGTTATCAGCTATCTGGGAATTGTTGATCGTCAGTTGCGTCGTTAGTGATGCTGCTGCTTGCGACAAGAACTTCAGTTTTAACTCTAAAGTTTCCGTGCTGGTCAGTATATGTAGTAACGCCAACCCACCCAGCGTGGGGAGGAGCATACTTGCGTGCATCGCCTGATGCATCATTAGCAACACTTTGCTCGGTAGTATCTACACCAAAGACTTCTCTGTTGACATCGCCACTAGCAACTGGTGCTTTGTAGTTGGTGTCGCTAACAGAGTAAAGAGGTTTCTGCGAAATCTCATAAGAGGTTCCAGCAGGAATGCTTGCCGTGCTATCTGCGATCAGGAAATCGGTAGATGCAACAGTTACACTAGTGTTACTGGCAACAGACAGAACAACTGCCGAACCGTAAGTAGCACCAGCACCAACCGTAATTACATCACCATTATTGAGTTCAAACCCAGAAGTAGCGAAAGTAGTACCCGAACCGGTAATGACCCCAGTACTCAGGTCAACGGCGATCGTGCCCTTGGAATAGCCGATCTGATCTTTATTGCCCCAAAGAGCCATGTTCCCTTACCTATAAAATCTTATATTGATATTTATAAAAATCTTCAATCGCGAGATTTAATCGCTGCTGCAACGGTTTCCAACAGTTTATCATCCATATCAGTCTTGGTCAGTTTAACTGCTTTACCAAGAATGACAAGACAGATGTCAATCAGTTTCTCACCAAGTTCCTCATCGTCGGGAAGCTTAGCGACAGCATCGGTAATAATTTTTGATGCGAGGGGAAGAAGGAATCCTAACATAATGGTAGTCCATTAAAGTTCTACCATTATATAGCTCAAGAACCTTTCTTTTTCAAAGTTCCACCAATAACTGCACTACCACCATACCTTGCTCTCAACTCTGCGGCAACAGTTTCGATTGCACTCTTGTTAGTTGGATGTGGTTTTGGTTTTGATTGACCACCCGATGAAACATTTCTAGCAGGGCGATCATAACGTTGATTACCACCAACACCACCACGCTCCATACGCTGGTCTCTCAAACGATCTGCATCTTCTTCACTTACAACTTCACCTTCTGGTTCATAAGAGTTATAGGTTGGTTGTTTACCCATACGCTTGTCAGCAGCGTTTCTCAATTTCTTTGCTGCGTCTTTTGCTTTATTGACTAAAGCTGCTCCACCGAGAGCACTGCCAGCTGCGAGACCTAAACGAACCATATTCGCTGCACCTTCATCAACCATCTTTGCTGTGTCAGCAGATGCTATTTTAGCGTACTCCTTTTCCAGTTCTTCAGGATCTTTCATAATGATTGGGTTCTTAACACCCATTGCACGAACCTTATTTTTAACAACCTCTCTGACTCCTTTGTCAGCACGACGATCTCTTTCCTTATCTCCTTCTTTTCCTTCATTACACTTGCAAGGAGATGTTCCATGAACAGGGCAAATAGTACTCATCTCTTGAAAGAGAGCAAGTGACTTGCTTGGAACACGACCAGCCTGAATGGTTGGTTTTTGAGTTTGTGGATCAGAACCATCTTTTGGGAAGACGGTGACACTATTCATCTCACCAGTCTTCATAACATCAATCTTTTTTGAGTTTCTTCCTCCTGTCAGAGTGGTGCCTTCCTTAACATTCTTCTTACCACCCATCTGGTCCTTACCAGTAGCACCAGCAATCACATCTCCTCTGGTGACTTTATCATATGGAGGATAGTTGTTAGCGAGATTGCCATCATTCTTTTTGGACATATCTCTTTGTGATTGACCAGGCTTGTGATCAGACATTTCAACTTTGAGACCTGCAGCTCTCAACTGGGTGATCTTCTCACGGTTTGCGTCTCTGGTATAGGTCTTGCCAGACTTGGGATCAGTAACGCGGATGCTATAAAGAGTGGTCTCCTTACCATCTCTCTTTGCCTGCATTATACGCTCATAAACCAGTTCGATTGTTTTCTCTTCTTCAACCCTTTCAGTAAAGACTTTCTTCATTACTGAAGCAAGATCTTCTACTACCCAATCTGCACCGTCAACTGATACTTGCTCTTTCACGCCACCCTCTTTTCCGAATAGTTTTGCTTTTACCTGTGCTTGCTCTTGAGCACTCATAGATGTATTCCCCATATATTGAGAATATGCTGCCTTCAGATCAATATCTTCTCTTCTAGCACGATAACGAATATCATATACTGCTTGTCTTACTCTCTTTTCAGAGTTCTCCTCGGTTCCACCAGTAGCAGCTTTCTTACCACCACCTTCACCACCTTTAGCGGCAGGAGCAGGAGCAGCACCACCGCCGCCGCCTCCCTCTGGAGCATCTGCACCGCCACCAGCAGTTGCCTGTGGATGCTTCCTCTTTGGAAGGTCCTCAAATATGTTGTTAGTCATCTGGATAACTCTAGAATACTATTTTCTTATCTTATATTTATTTATGAAATGGATTCCGTAACTGCTGCCAGGAACCATACTCTCAACATACTTTCTAAAAGCGTCAGTTCCAACCAGTCTTTGATCTGGTCCAACACCAGACTTGGTTGTTCCATTGACGACTGCTTCAGTAACATCCTTGATCCAGGACTTGAACATAATCTTATCTTCAGTAACACAAATCAAATAGTTTGTGCCACGACGAATAATGCGACCGATCAGACCAGTGTTCAGGTTTTCTACTAACTGACCAATCTGGAATACTTTCTTTTGAATGTAATTTTCACGAAGAGTCTGATAGTTATACTTGGGTGCAATCTCCCACGCTTCATTCATCATACCCATTGACTGCCTTACAGTATCAAAGATTGCTCTAGCATCTTTGGGTTTCATCTCTGGTGGCATACCAGATCTGAATGTTTTGAAGTCATTTTCAGATGCAGCAAGTCTCATCCTTGATGCAGACAGACCTTCTACACCATCAGAATCAGGATCTCTGTCTCCAGCAGAAACTACTTCAATGTTATCAAAGTTGTAGAGATCACCATTGTAATTATTGGAAAGTTTCTCAAACTCTTTGACCCTATCAGCACCACCAACGATTCTCACATTTGCATATCCATCGTTGTGTGCTTTCTTCAGAACATCAAAGATGGTTCTTGTACTCACATCATTAGCGATACGCTCACTATGTTGAGGGAACATCTGTCTCATAATAGAGACTTTGGTATCAGGATCTAATGGGTTTTTCTTCTCATCCTGACTACGTGATGGAACAATCATATAGTCACTCTCTTCTGCTTCTGCAGATTGAGCAGCAGTATCCATCAACTGCAAGTGACCCAAGTGTGGAGGATTGAAACGACCAAAGGCAACAGTAAGAGTTCCTTTGGTTTTCTCTACTGGTAAATGTCTTACTGGTTTTTCTTCTTCAGCAGATGCCTGCTGTTGTGCCATTGCTTCCTGCTCTGCTGCAGCTTGCTGTGCCATTGCCTCCCGCTCTTCAGGAGTTCCATTTATTGCTTCATCTTCAATGCTAGGATCATTGAAACTAGGATCTGATATTCTTTTTTCTTTTTCTGATTGTGGAGGATCTTGTCCTACTCTCTGTCTCTTATTATAGAACTTGAGTCTTCCCTTTTCCGTTTTTGCTACAAACTCTCCACTAGAACGGTCATACCAACCGCCGTGACCATCGCCTTGCAGTCCCATTCTAGCAGCTTGTTGTGCCGCAACAGACTCCTGAAACTGATAAAAAAATTTCATTATTTTGCTTTACGCAATTCCGCTGTAATTGACGACCGATTACATAAAATGTATTCGTGCATACGTCGCCGTATCTTTATATATTTATCCTTATCTTTTCCTTTAGAATTTTCAATCTTCTGGGTTAGTTTACCATACACATAACCAACAAAACTTTCATATGACTTGCCAGGAAAATCTTTTGAAAGTATTTGTATGTACTCGTTTTCCATACAGTTTTTGAATATTTATGGAGAATAGCGGACTCGAACCGCTGACATCCTGCTTGCAAAGCAGATACTCTACCAACTGAGTTAATTCCCCGAGTACCCCGAAGGGTCACATAGTGTGCTTTTCAAGTGCCTTGTCTAGGAGAGAAATTGCTTCACGAATTTCTACAGTTCTAGCAGAAGGAAACTCATAACTATCCTGTGCTGTAGAGCGATACAGTGCTTCACGGACTGCTGCTGCTTGACGCACTTCAAGTTCAATCTTAATCATTTGTCATCCTCAAGTTTGACACGGTAAATAGTTTTCTTGGCAAATCTCTGATCAATCTTGAGTTTACCAATGTAGAGACCTACAATCCAAAGAGTAAAAAGGAACCCATCGAAGTAGGACATTGTGTTCCATGCTTGTACTGCTGCGTCCATCAGAGGTCTCCCTCTTCACGGTTTTCAGAATAGTAGACATCAAACTGTCCACCAGGATAACGCTTCTCAAGTTTCTTGACATTGCGGGCAACAACTTCATCAAGAGAATAACCCAGTGCCATACACGCTTGAGCAACATACCACATCAGATCACCGAGTTCGATGAGCAAATGCTCCTTGTTTGCTTCATCCCAAGGTTTGCCTTGGAAGATCATCTTCTTGATAATCTCAAGAAACTCACCACCTTCAGCATTGATGCCAACACCAGCGGTGAGAAGACGCTCAATGTTTGCACCCTTTTCGTCCAGTTCAACCAGACGATCGGACAGTGCCACAAAGTCAGTAGAAGCATCAGAAGTAACTGCATCTACAAACTTTTGGTACTTATCAAAATCAACTTGCTTACTCATAGTTTTCTTTGTTTCTTTTTCTAATTGTTCACGATAGAATTGTTGGGTCCAACCATCATTATATGGAGAGTTTGCTTGGACTTCAAGATTTGGATCCATTGTTTAAAAATTTTTGTTGTAATGGTATTGTTTGACCTTTAATCTCAACGACCGCAATCTTATCAGAAGAAAGATATCGTTTGGATGAAACATCTATAGTATCATAAACTGGTCTGAACTGATAGTAATGTCCTTCCCAATTTTTATTTCTGCTGCCAACAAGGTTGACAGCATCACGAAGAGCACCACAATCAGCAATCTTCTTACCGTTAGGATCAAATACAGAAAAATAACCGTTCAAAAGTTGAATCCCTCAAATGATCTTTTTGGTTTCTCCTCGTTATTATACTCCTCTTCTTGTCCACTGTCAAGGATGTCGTTCTGTGCTGTCTGCTCACAATCATACAGACGCATCTTGGCACGATCAATGCCAACAATAAACCTCTTGTAGATAGACAAATCATTGTAACGGTTCTTCAACTGCTTGACCATTATCTGACCAAGTTGTTCAAGTTCCTCAGTGCTAATAAGGGCAAACATAAGATCAGCAGTAGCAGGGAGACCAAAGGACTCAGAAGTGTCAGTAAGGTCAACGTCACTGCTACCATAACCAGAACGAGTGGTCTGCGTGGCAGAAACGATAGGGACGTTTGCTTCAACAGCCAATCCTCTAAGCTCTTCTGCAATTGCCTTAATATAGCTATATGAATTGACAGAACCGTTTCCGCGATACCGTTCGGAAGCACATATATTAAGGTAATCAATGAAAATAATATCAGGTCTAAATGACTTCTTAAGTGCAAGTTCATTAAGAAGTGCTTTAAAATGTCCACTATGTGCACTCGCAGTCGGATACTCTTTAATTATAAGAGTCCCTTGAGTTTTTTTAGCAACATTTGTTACCTTATTCTCAAACATCGCTTTGGGAAGATCAGTCAAATCTTGAATGGGAACATTCAGAAGATTAGCATCAATTCTCTCAGCAATTTTTTCCTCAGCCATCTCAAGCGTGATGTATAGTACGTTCTTGCCTTGGAGTAGCACACTGCTTGCGACATGACACATAAACAAAGATTTACCAACACCAGTGCCAGCGAGAGCAATATTAAGAGTTTTGTTTGGTAAACCACCCTTTGTAATCTTGTTAAGATATTCGAGATCAAAGGCAATCTTATCTTCCTTCCTGTGGTATGACTCATATCGTTCTTCATAATCGACTAGGTAATCGTGACCGATATGATTATCGAAAGATACAGCAAGTGCTTCGGAAAGAATGGATGGAATAGCATCCCTATTCTTTTTCTGATCTTGACCATCAGCAATCTGAATTGATTCCATCAATGCCAAGTAAATGGCACGATCGCGACACCACTTTTCAGTAGTATCTAGCAACCAAGAATCATCTACTGGTGCATCAGTCAAAGAACTAGTAAGTTCTCTAGTTTCTTTGATCTCCATTTCAGAAAGATCTGTTCTATTATCAAGTTCAATACGAAGTGCTTCAGTTGTGATGGCATTGCCATACTTCACAATGAACTGAGTAATCTCCTCAAAGATAACTTTTTCAGATCTTTGTTCAAAATAATCAGGTTGAATAAACGGAATTACTTTGCGAGAATACTCTTCATTGAAAACTAGGTTTCGCAGAACTGTAGTCTCAATTCGTTCCATAAGAGAATTCTTTCCTCGCAATTTCATCAAGTTGTTGCATTACTTCTTCAGTGAAGTAAACTTCTGGTTCTTTCAAGATTGCCTTAGCATAGACTTTCTTGCCATTCATCTCATAACGTCCAGCAACGTTTTTCCATAGACCACCGAGCTCACCGAGTTCAAGAAGACCGTAATATCGATCAAGACCACGCTCATCGTAATACAGACGCACCGTAACATCTTTGTTCTCCTTACTTAAACGTGACTTAGCAGTCTTGGCTTTGATAAGGTTTCCAACGATTTCTGGTCCATCCTTTTCTTTCTTTTTTGAGAGATGAATGATTGTAGAGGCTGCATACTTGAGACCACTTCCTCCTCCCATTTCCTTAGTTGGTACATAAGCTCCGATGACATCATAGGTGTGATTAGTAACGATCATGGGGATATTAGCTTGACCCAGTTTTAAAGTAAGCATACGAAATG